CCGCGATAGGTACGCCCTAATCCAAGACGTGATCGAAGGCGCGTCTACTCCTGACGACATCAAGACCGCCCTGGAGGCAAACCAATGACACTCAGACTGAACGGCAGCACATCGGGCTACACCGAGATCGACGCTCCGGCGGTGGCTGGGTCGAACACGCTGGTGCTTCCGACTGGTAATGGGTCCAGTGGGCAGGTGCTCAGCACCAATGGTTCGGGGGCGTTGAGCTGGGTTGATCGGTTTAGTGCTGCTGGTCCGGCGTTTAGTGCGTATGGCGGTTCGTCACAAACACTGACAAATGGTGTTTTTACAAAATTACAATTTAACACTGAAGAGTTCGATACCGCATCTTGCTTTGATTCAGCAACAAACTATCGCTTTACGCCAAACGTAGCAGGCTATTATCAATTTACAACCTGCATGAACATAAACAGCTCCAGCACTGGAGTATCACTCACTACATTCTATAAAAACGGAACCGAGTTTAAGAGAGGAAGCCAGATAGCAAATAACGGCCAGAATCTTCAGCCAAATTCAACCGCTTTAATTTACTTAAACGGCACTAGTGATTACGTGGAAGCATTTGGTTATCAAAATAGTGGTGTAAACCAGTCCACGGCACAAGGCCAGTCGCAGGTCTACTTCCAAGCCTTCCTCGCTCGCCCCGCATGACCATGACTCTCTACGAACAAATCACCACCCTTTATTCCGAGCTGAAGCCTGAGGACTTCCTGACGGTGATCACGCTCCAAAACGACTCCGATGGCCGGGGCGACTACATCAAAGCCTGGAACCACCCGACGCTTCCAGAACCCACCGCTGACCAGCTCGCCGCCCTGGAGGTGACCCCATGAGCACGCACGATATTCCCAAAAAGCCAACGCCCGAAATCATGGAGTGGATCGACTCTTCTTGGGGCATGAACGACGATGGTGTGCTGATCTGGATCCGCGACGGCTTGTCCAAAGGTATTCAGGCGGGCGATCCTATTTATTGCGGTCTTATGTCAAACGGCTACATGATTTGCCGTACCAGCACTAAACCAAGACGAGCTTTAAAAGCGCATCATCTTGTCTGGTATTTCACGCACGGTGAGTGGCCTTCGCTTCAGGTGGATCACATCGACAACAACCGTGCCAATAACGAACCCAGCAATTTACGGTTAGCAACCAAGACTCAAAATATGCAGAATCGCAAGCCTACGAAATCGCGGGATCTGCCAAAGGGCGTCATTCGTTCTTACAAAGACAATTACGCCGCAATTATCCGTTGCAATAATAAGCGTCGCTATCTCGGCTATTTCAAGACCGTGGAAGATGCTGCTCAGGCATACGAGCAAGCCTCGCTTAGCCTGCACAAAGAGTTTTCGTACTATGCCCCCCAGGAGGTGAGCTAAGTGTCTTCGCTGAAAGTAACCAACCTTCAACACGCCTCAGCGGCCTCGCCCGCCATCGTGCTGGCATCAGACGGCACCGCCACAGCGCAGCTCAGCAGCCTTAACGGTGGGGCGCTCAGTGGTGCTCGCAACCGCATCATCAACGGCGACATGCGGATCGACCAGCGCAATGCTGGGGCGAGTGTGACGCCTGCAACAGGAGGCGCCAGCTATCCAGTTGACCGATTTAGCATTTCAGTCAGCCAGAACAGCAAATGCACAATGCAGCAAAATGCTGGCGCTGTCACTCCACCAACTGGCTTTAGTCATTATTTAGGTTTTACCTCTTCGTCGTCCTACTCCATAACTTCAAGTGATTATTTTGGCATCCAACACAAAATAGAAGGTTTTAACTTTTCTGATTTTTCTTTTGGTACAGCTTCCGCAAAACAGGTAACACTTTCTTTCTGGGTGCGCTCTAGCCTGACCGGCACTTTTGGTGTCAACTTCCAGAATGGTGGGCAGACCCGCTCTTATGGCGCAACGTATACAATCAACGCCGCCAATACATGGGAGCAGAAAACCATTACGATTGCTGGTGATTCCAGCGGAACTTGGGCGTCTGACAACACCTCCGGTTTAATTATGACCTTTGGTGTGGGTATCGGCAGCACTTACAGCATTGCCTCTGGATCTTGGCAGACAACGACTTCGCCCAACGGCTTTGGAACTACCGGAGCCACCTCTGTTGTCGGCACCAACGGCGCTACCTTCTACATCACCGGCGTCCAACTTGAAGCCGGCAGCGTCGCCACCCCGTTTGAGCGCAGGAGCTACGGGCAGGAGCTGGCTCTCGCGCAGCGCTATTATCAAAACAATGGAGCCATCTTGGTTCAATCAAGTGCAGGCTTTGGCAACACAATGTATTTGCCTGTGATCATGCGAGCCACCCCTACAGTTGCTGGTGGCGGTGCAGGTTTTACAAGCGGCGGCACTACCGTTTCATACTTGTATTGCTATCAGACAACGGCAGGCTCACAAACACTTACCTTTTCCGCCGAGCTGTAACCCATGACTTACCAACTCACCACCGGCGACATCATCATCCGCCTCGCGGACAACGCCTGCATTCCACCCGACCCCGCCAACACCGACTACCAGGCGTACCTGGCCTGGCTGGAGGACGGCAACACCCCCGAGCCTGCCCCAGAGCCCGAGCCCGTCCCCGAGCTGACGCCTGCTGAAAAGCTGGCCGCTAGTGGGCTGACGGTGGAGGAACTGAAGGAGCTGCTGGGTCTCAGCTAATGGGCTCTCCTAAGAAAACCCTGAGCGGTAAACCAGTCCGCCTTCCTTCAAAACCAAAGCAAACGACCCAAGGTTCTAGCAAAAATAGCAAACCTAAAAAGGGTCAAAAAGCTTATCGAGGTCAAGGTAAGTAAAACTTTTAAAAACCTTTAATTCTATTTGCAGCCTGGGTTAGTAACCTGGGCTGTTTTTGTTAGTAACATTTTTAAAGAGTTTCTTTTAACCTCATGCCGTTTAGTTCTGAGAAGCAAATGCGTTATATGTACTCTCAGAATCCTGAGATTGCTAAGCGTTGGTCTAAAGAAGCCAAAGCTGCAGGTAAGCCACAGATCCAAAAGGGTGGCAAGATGAAAAAAGGTTATAAAACCAAGTAATTATTATGCCTATTAAACGCGGCGGACAGACTCGTAGTAATGCGGGTCGCTACGCTCCTGAAGGTCAAGGAGCCACTCAACGAGGTCGTAATCTTCCGACCCCTAAAGGTAACGAACGGCCTATGCAAACGGCTCGGTTGCCTCGGGCCAATATGCCTGGCACTGTGACCACTTCAGGGGCCGCTAGAAGCGCCGCTGGGGCCTCTGGGATTGGTGGTGCGCTGTCCCGCCTGTCGATGATTGTTCCCCACCTTGCTGCTGCTTATGAGGGGCTTCAGGCAGGTGCTGCAAAGGCTCCTGGGTTGACTCCTCAAATGAAGCAGGAGTATTACAACGAAGCCAAAGGTAAACGGCAAATGGAACTTCGTGATCAACAAATGAAAGCAGATAAAGGTTCGTTTGATGATGCTTTTGCTGCTGCTCGTCAGTCTGGTCGTCAGGACTTTTCTTGGCGTGGTCGTAAATACAACACAAAAGTTAAAGGAGAAGGCTAATGGCTAAAGGACCCTGCTGGAAAGGCTACGAGATGGTTGGTACTAAAAAGAAAGGTGCCAAGACTGTTCCTAACTGTGTACCCAAAGGTAAATAACTATGCCGTCATTTGAAATCAAACGTGAAGGTCAAAAGCCTAGTGGCAGTGGTCCCAGCCTTCCTTCCATCCAAGAAACCAAACCGCTTGCTCCTGGGCATCAATACCGTCCTGGTTCTATTGATGTAAAAGCTGTTCGGTTGGCTTACAAAATGAAGAAAGGCTTTAGCGGTATGGCCTAATGGATCCTTCCTTTCTCCTGTCCACAATCCTTGGTATCGCTAGTCTTGCTGGTGGTACCTTTGCTTGGTCACATAAGCGGCATTCAGAACTTGACCGTCGTATTGACCAAGTAGAGATGACGGTTCACAAAGAGTTTGTTAGAAAGGACGAGCTCATGCCGATGATGGACCGCATTGACCAGCGGATTCAACACATCGACGAGAAACTCGACCGGATTCTTCTCAATGGCCGACATCTCTCTTCGTGATGTAGCTAAGTACTACAGCAATCAAGAACATCAAAACTTTGCTTTGGATTTCCTAGAGGACAATACGCCTCCTGGAATCTTGGCAAAATTTTCTGATTTGTGGCGATCAGGCCCAAAGAACACAATTCCCAGTAACGGCTCGTGGGACGGTGTAGTAGAACTTGCTCGTGAAGCTGGAGCAAAGTTTCCAGAGCTAGTAGCTGCTCAGTGGGCTCTTGAAAGTAACTGGGGTCGATCCACATCAGGCACTCACAATTACTTTGGTCTAAAAGGTAAAGGTTCTTCCGTCAACACCACGGAGTATGTAAATGGAGTACCTATTTCTATTCGGGACGGGTTTCTTAATTTTGGCTCTCTCAAAGAGTGTGTTGAATACCTTGTTACCCGGTGGTACAAAGATTACAAACAATACAGCGGAATTAATAACGCAAAAACGACGTTAGAAGCAGCTCAACAACTAACAAAACAAGGATATGCAACAGATCCTGTTTATGCCGCAAAGTTGATAACACTTGTTCAACGTCAACGACCAAAGCAGGAGGTACAACAAGCGGGAAAGTTGCTAAAGGTACCTTACGAGTACCAACTAGACAATGGACCCACTGGGTATCGGGAGTGTTTCAGCTCTAGTTGTGCCATGGTGGCTAGTTACTACGGCAAGATCAAAGGTGACGATGCGTATAACAAGCTCAGGGCACGTTATGGGGACTCTACAAGCGCCGATGCTCAACTCAGGGCTCTTAAATACCTTGGACTAGATCCTAAATTTATCCAGAACGGCACCCCAGAGCTCCTACAACGCGAGATAGACGCTGGTAGGCCTGTAGTAGTCGGATGGCTCCACAAGGGCCTTGTAGGGGCTCCTAGCGGCTCTGGGCATTACAGTGTGGTCATTGGCTACACAGAAGGTGCTTGGATACATCACGACCCTAATGGTGAGGCCGATATGGTCCGTGGAGGATATATCAACCACACGAAGGGTAAAGGCGTGGCTTATAGCCAAAAGAACTGGAATAAAAGGTGGCTTGTTGAAGGTCTTGGGTCGGGTTGGGCTATCTTGATCAAGAAACCGTCCTAATTATTCCTATGGACTTCTCTGATCCTTCAGTGCAAGCAGCTCTTTGGCTGAGTGCTTTTGCTGCTTCTGAACTTATTGCTGTTTCTCGTTTGAAAGAAAACAGTCTCATACAATTGGGAGTGAAACTATTCCGAGTTCTTTATGGCAGCCGCTCCAAAAAAGTCTCTAAATAAGACTGAAGGTCTGGCTTCAGAAGGTGATCTTTATTCTCTTCACCGTCTGGTAGCCACCAAACTTATTGATCAGTTGAATCGTGATGATGTGAAAGCATCTGACCTTGCAAACGCAATTAAGTTCCTTAAAGACCAAGGCATTACTGCTCTTAACGGTGGTGATGTTTCTGCTATTTCCGAAATGATTTCTGCTTTGCCAGAAGTCGATATGAAGAAAGTTAGGTCTTATATTAGTGCTTAGGAACTAATCCTTCCTTTATGTACAAAGCAGAGCCCTCGGTATGGTGATTCGTTCGCCTGCCGGGGGCTTTGTCTATATGACCCCTGAGGCTGCTATGGCGAACCTTCAAGCCCTCCAGCGTCGTGAAGCGGTTAAGCAGTGGAGACAGTCAATTAAAGATGCCTTTGGCTGTAAATGTGCCTACTGCGGGGTTCAAAGCAGTGACCTAACTCTTGATCACGTTCACCCCAAAACTAAAGGTGGTGAGGATTTAGCAACCAACATCGTTCCAGCTTGTAAGCGTTGTAACCACGAAAAGGGTAGCTTTCACTGGAAAACTTGGTTTCAAGGCACCCCTGACTATTGTGAGGAGCGAGCTACGCAAATCGAGCAATGGACGAACTACCGCCTATGCCCAATCTCAATCTCTCCATAGAGCAGCAGCTACGGGTGGAGCGTATGAAGCGAGATATTCCAAATGCCAAACGAGAAGACCTGGAGAAGTATCTGCTGCATTTCATCCAAATGAATTTGATCCTGCAGAATAACTTGAGCCAAGTGTTCAAGTGGGCCAACAATGCCAAGGACTTCAAAACAAACTGAACAAATTATTCAGGATGCTGTAGCTAGCTTTCCTGTTTTTGCTACACACCTTTGGCATTACCTCCGGCTTCCTAGCCCTACACCGGTTCAATACCAAGTAGCTGACTACCTTCAAGAAGGTCCTAGTCGGCGCATCATCATGGCGTACAGGGGCTGCGGTAAGTCGTTCCTTACGGCTGGCTATGTGCTGTGGAGGCTACGTCGGGATCCAGACTGTAAGGTGCTGGTGATCTCTGCAGCTCAGGACCGTGCTGATGCGTTCTCCGTCTTTTGTCATGATCTGCTCCGAAACTGGTTCATGGTCAAAGACCTGTTCCCTAGTGACACCCAACGGTTTAGCAAGGTTGCTTTTGACGTTTACGGAGCGAAACCAGACCAGTCTCCTTCAGTACGTTCCAGCGGCATTTTTGGTCAGATTACTGGCTCACGCGCTGATCTTATCGTTGCTGACGACGTTGAGACACCACAGTCCTGTGAAACCCAACTAATCCGAGACAAGCTTCGGGAATCAATCAAAGAGTTTGACTCCGTGATTAAGCCCGGTGGGGAGATCGTGTTCCTCGGCACTCCTCACACCCAAGACAGTGTTTACGCAAAGCTTGAAGTTTCTGGCTACGAAGTCAGGATTTGGCCTGCTTTGTACCCCACTAACAAAAAGTTTAAGGACTATTACGGTGATCGCCTTGCACCTCGGATCAAAGCTGACCTAGCCAAAGATTCCTCCCTCGCTGGACACCCTGTAGACCCTGGACGCTTTGATTGGGAAGAACTAGAAGCCAGACAGCTCTCCATTGGTCGGTCTACGTTCAACCTTCAATTCCTGCTGGACATCTCACTAAGTGATGAGGAACGGTTTCCTCTCAAGCTTAGAGACCTCTGTGTGTTTCGTTTAAACCGTGAACAAGGCCCTAATAAGGTTGTGTGGATGGCTAACGGCGATAAAGCCCTAGACCTACCCTCTGTCGGCCTTCATGGTGATCTTTTCTACAAACCGGCTCAGATAGGGGATGAGTTTCTTGAATACACCGGGGTTGTCATGGCTGTTGACCCCTCTGGACGCGGCAGCGACGAGCTTGGCTACTCGGTAGTTGCGTATTTGAACGGTAATCTTTTCCTCCTTGCTAGCGGTGGCCTTCGGGGTGGTTACAGCGAACCGAACCTCAAGAAGCTTGCCCTCATCGCTAAGGAGTACAAGGTCAAGCAAATATTGGTTGAAAGTAACCTCGGTCTCGGGATGTTTTCTGAGCTCCTCAAGCGCTACCTCGGCACGATCTACCCCTGCAGCGTTGAAGAGGTCCGACATACAAAGCAAAAGGAAGTCCGCATCATCGATACCCTTGAGCCTGTCCTTAACCAACACCGGCTCATGGTCGATACGGATGTAGTCCTTCATGACCTTTCCTCCACAGAGAGCTACCCAAGCGAAACTAGAAGCCAATACCAACTCTTCTTTCAACTCACTCGGATTACCAAAGAGAAAAACAGCATTAGACATGACGACCGTTTAGATGCCCTTGCAATGGCTGTTCAGTACTTTACGGAGTCCATGGCCCTCACAGAACAAAAAGCTATTGATAACCGTCTCAGAGAGCAGTGGGAGATCGAACGTAAGTTCATCCAAGGTGACGGTGGTCTGTCCATTGATGCCATTGGATACGCTAATTCCCTAGAAGACCTCCAGAAGGCTCTGTATGCCTCTTCAGGATCCTGTAACTGGTTAGATAGCTAAAAGGGGCTAGAGGGGTCTTAGAGGAGCTTCTAGGGGCCTCTCAGAAGGCTTACGTCCAAAGACCCCTCTAAGTGCTTACCAAAAGAGACCCCCCTTTAAGAGATACGACAAAGAGAGGCCTCTTGACAGGGGTGCTTAGAGTGTGGTTAAAGGTATTTAGAGATACTTAAAGATATTTAAAGAGTCTTTTTTAAAGAGGTCTTTAGCTGTCTCCTTTTTAAAGTATTTAAAAACCTTTTAAGACAGTTTTAAAAGTGGTCTTAAAAAGGTCTCTAGCCGTTAACTTAAAGGCCACTTAAAGAGTCCTGTAGTACTCTTAGGTGCCTTTAAATACCTAATGAGAATGGCTAGCGTAGCCCTGATCACTGTGACACCAGATGCAGAGGAGTTGCTGGTGTACATGGCTAGAGTCTCTAACCCAGTTAATCAAGGCGTAGGTCAACGATCAGAACGACTTATCCAATACCTCATAGACCACAAACATTGGTCTCCGTTTGAGATGGTTCATATGGTGTTACAAATTGAAACCACTCGGAGTGTTGCTGCTCAAATCCTTAGGCATAGGTCGTTTAGTTTTCAAGAGTTCAGCCAAAGATACGCAGATACAAACCTCCTTGGTTCTGCTAGAGCTCCTCACCTTAGACGACAAGACAACAGCAATAGGCAAAACAGTATTGATGATTTGACTGCTGATAAAACTCAAATCTTTTACCGAAGAATTAATCAGCACTTTGAAGAAGCACAAGACCTGTACAGAGAAATGGTTTCAATGGGTGTAGCTAAAGAGTGTGCTCGTGATGTTTTACCCCTAGCCACTCCAACCAGGGTGTATATGGCTGGTACAGCTCGGAGTTGGATTCATTACGTTGATCTACGGTCTCAAAATGGGACTCAAATGGAACATATGAATATTGCTAACGATGTTAAACAAATCTTTTGCAAAGAGTTTCCTACTATTGGTAAAGCACTGAACTGGGTCTAGCTGTGGCTGAGCGTAACTACCGCAAGGAATACGACAACTACCAG